GCAAGCGGACGCAATTACAGATAATGGAGATCTGAGATTGCGGTATACAGCAAATATGGTTTAGGAGGTGATTTCGCATGTCAATAAGCAATTACGCTGAAAATGCAATGTTGGATGCACTCTACAACAACATTGCGCTTCAGAAGTCAGCAAGGTATCTGAAATTACATATTGGAGATCCTGGTGAAGATGGTTTGAACAATGCGGCGGCAGAAACAACTAGGAAATCTATTACGGGTGCCGCAGCTTCAGGTGGAGTTTTTACAAGCGTAAATGATCTTGTATGGACAAACGTAGCAGCAACAGAGACGTATAGTCATGCCTCAATTTGGGATGCGTCTACAGCCGGAAACTGTTTATGGGTTGGTGCTCTTGCTGCTGCAAAAGCTGTAAACGCTGGAGATACGTTTACAATTCCAATTGGATCGCTCACAGTAACGCTAGACTGATTTCACTTTGATTGAGATTTTCAAGGGTGAAGATGGAATTTGGAAACGTACAGGGGAATGTTCTCGCTGCGGAGAATGTTGTTATGGCGATCCCTTCACTCAAGAATTCAATCGAATGGTCGTGGAGGATGCGGAAAGAAAAGGAGCGAATGTAGTCAATGGTCGTGTGGCCTGTCCTCTTCTCATCCTTCACCACGATGAGTCAACCTCGTGCTCAGACAGGAATTCAGAATATTACCTTGGTGGGTGTAATGTCTTTCCCATTCATCCTAGCCAAATCGTGAATTATCCATCTTGTACGTATGAATTTGAGAAGATTGGCTGATGCCAGTTAAGAATTTCTATCCACGGTCTGACACACAGGCAGGTACAAGCCAATTTGCACAATTGACTGAAACTCAACCTGCTACTGCTACGAAAACCGCTGGATTCATTTATTCAAAAACGGCTACATCAACACCGTATTGTCCATTTAAACGAGCCGTTGAACAGCTTGCTAATGTTTTCACGGCAACTGTTCATCCCAATGGTACGTTGGATAACACGAATGGTGATTCGTTTCGGACTGAAAATGCGTATTCAGGTAAGTTTCTTGCTGGAGATTGGACAATTCAGTTTGAGATGGCTTCTGTTACGGGTGCATCTGGAAATGGTCGTTTACGAGTAAGGATCTACAAAGGCCCAAACGCAGATGGTTCTGGCGCAACTGAAATAATTACAAATTATACGTTTACACCTTCAGGTGGATCGTCTCAATCTGGCTCTGTGATGTTCACAGAAACGGATGCAAATAGTACGACTGCTCATACGATGAGTTTTACGTGGGCAGCACCGGAAATTACGCTTGATAATGAATACCTTTTCTTCGAGGTTGCATGGGAAATTACAACGGCAGGATCTACCAATGGTCATGATGTTGACTTTCGCGAAGGTGCGAACGCAAAGGTCACGACAACTGATTTCACCATACTTGGCGCAATTGCGTTTGAGGGTCATTCAGAGTTAATTTCAGGGGTTGAGCGATCTCCTGACTATGGCTTGGGAGATTATGGGACTTCACTCTTTGGAATGTTCTCGTTTGGAGGAGCATGGCAACCTGAACCTAGCGCAGCATCAATTACTGGAGCGGCTAATCTAACTGGCGTAGGATCGCTTTCAGCGTTAGGAACAAGAACAAGGCTAGGCTCTATTGTGCTATCAGGGCTAGGTTCACAGTCGATTTCAGGAATTAGAACTGCTTTTGGTAGTTTGGATCTATCAGGACTTGGTTCAGCAAGTATTTCAGGAATTCGGACAACTTTTGGATTGGCAGCATTAACAGGGCTTGGATCAGAAGCGATTAGTGGCGTCAGGACGGTTTTTGGAGCCCTAACCCTATCTGGCCTTGGATCGCTCTCCGCGGACGGCTATAGAGGCTCTGAGGGCGCTTTACAGCTATCAGGAGTAGGTTCTCTAGTCGCTGATGGGTTCCAAGATGCCTATGGCGTAGTTTCGCTCTCTGGATTAGGGTCTATTTCAATTTCAGGCTATGCCAATGAAGAGGGTGGGGCAAATCTTGTTGGTGTAGGAAGTTTGACCGCGGATGGGTTCAAAACTGTCTTTGCTAATGTTGCATTTTCAGGACTTGGACAGATTTCAGTAAACGGGTATCAGGATGCAACTGGCTCAGTTGCTCTAAGTGGAAATAGCGTATTTGATGCGTCAGGATTTATGTCAGTTGAAAGCTCTCTTGTTCTGACAGGAATTGGATCGTTTTCAGCAAGTGGGCTTTTGAATGTCATAGCGGCTCTAGATCTAACTGGAATTGGTACGCTTCTTGCTGATGGCTCCATTGCCATAGTTGGTGAAGTTGATTTCATTGGGGATGGTGTTCTTTCCGCCGAGGGAGAACATACAGGAATTGGAGAAATCCATTTAATTGGTGTTTCAGGTATTTCAATGAATGGTATTAGAACACGTCTTGGTGCGACTGGTTTGAGTGGTATTGGTATATTTACTGGATCAGGTTTTCAAATTGCTTATGATGAATTATTGCTTAGTGGTTTAGGATCATTCAATGCGTCGGGGATTCGGAAGCGATATGGTTTAGTGAATCTCAGTAGTTTGGGTAATCAGACTATTGATGGGATTCGGACTACTTATTCTGAAATTGAGCTAGTTGGTATAGGAACAATTCAAGTTGTTGGAATCCGAACTCGATTTGGAGAAATTAATTTCATTGGTCTTGGATCATTCTATGCGGTGCCAGAAGGTGTTGTGATTGGGCTTCTTGCGCTTTTAGGAATTGGTAATCTATTTGTTACTCGGACTAAGCTATTTCCATTGCTTCGCGCACCAGCGAAAGCGCATAGCTTGATGGGAGCTAGGCCCGGTAAGTCTGTAATGCCTGATGTTTCAGGAGAACGATCAGTTTTAACAGCAACTAAACCATCCAAATCTGAAATAGTTAGCGCTGATGTGGAAGGAGAATAATGGCTAGTGTGTTTTTAGATTTCATTCCTCCACAAGAGCCTGACATTGCGACTTTGCGGATTTATGAAGGCTCGTCAAAGGATGGGCCGTTCATCACCATTGAGGAAGTTGAAGACATTGGAACGTATCCAAATTACATAACTCAATATACAACTACACTCGCAATCAATGAAGATGATTGGTTTGTTATTTCATGGATCAATACTGAAGGAGCGGAGCTTGAGGCTTCTCAGCCTATGCAAGGAGGAGTTACTACCCTAGGGGCGATCATTAAGAATAGAATTCAATCGAGAGATTCCTCAATTCCAGAACGAGTTGCCTTTGAGGAAGCAAAAACTGTAATTGAGGAATACTTCGGAACGATTGACGTAGACCCGGATTCAGTATCTCAAAGAGTCTTGTCAGGATTGACGTTCTTGGCAATGGCTCGATCTTATATTGGTTTATCCCAGGCGGCTGGGAGTGTAACGAAATTCACCGCTGGATTAGTTTCGATGCAAGGAGGAGATTCTTCAGCTTCAAAAGTGAATTTTGATTGGCTCTTTAAAGAAGCCTCTAAGTTGCTTGGAATTTCAGGATCTCGTGTTGCTCAGATTGTAGCTTTGCCTATTGCTGGCGGAATGTCACGAGTTGTGCGAGATGATATTTCACGTCTATTAGTTGAGATAGAATGACCACTGTGCCCCAATTTAAAGAGTTGTGTAAGAGGCATGGTTCTGATGTCCTATTTCATCGAGACGAATCAGTAACACCTTGTCCTTGTCGGACACCCGAGGGATTTCGTGATCCGGTTTGGCACTTGCAGCATCCAACTGATCCGATCTGTAATGAAGCAGGAATGCTCTCTAATCCTGATTCCACTACAGAGCTAATTGTGAAAGGATTTGTGCAACCGGTACAATCTGCCGCCGTGCGTCGATTGACGAGCGAGATGCTGCTTCAGATGTTCGGTGGGGTTCAAGCTGACGATCATATTGGTATATTCCCTGTTGTGTGGAATAATGTGACTCTCAATTTCTATGATTGGGGTCGAAGTGGGGAGGATTATCTGACTTACAATGGTAGGGAATTTATCGTAGTGTCTTCAAACCTAATTCCTGACCCGTCAGACGGTAATCCTTTTCACCATTGGGAGACAGGATTAAGACTTGCGGAGGTAGATTGATGCCGCCAATTCCGCCGAGTGGATATTACGCTTACCGATCTCAATTCGGGACTTCATTTGCGCGGAATTGGCCTGCTCGAACTTCAATCATTCCTGGAGCCGTTCAACTACACCCGTCAATGCTGAATGAAATTGAAGATTACATACGGGATCTAGGTCATGTTCAGAAGAATTTTCAATATGGAATGAATGCACTTGTTCAGATTCTAGCGCGGGCTCAAGTTGCATTTGCCCAACGTAAATCAAGAGGGCCAGTTGATCCTCGGCAAACAAACCCGAATGCCGCTTGGAAAATTCCAGTCAGGCGAATTACAAGCCATTATTACCAGGGATGGCAAGTACGTCGAATTCGACCTGGTGTTTGGATGGTATATAACCTAACCCGAGAAGCATACTATATTGAGTTTGGAATTCATGTTTCAACACGCCGAGTAAGACGCCCAATTAATAAGATGTCTCTACTCAATACTCTGCATTGGGCCGATCACTCTCGTGCTGGGCCTAAAGTTTGGGAAGAGGTTTTCGGATCTATGCGTGGTCGAGGATTTCGGGGCCGTGGTTCTGGAATTCTTTATATTATGCCTCAAAGTCCAGGAGTAATGGGTCGGCTATGAGTCCGCAAACATATGTCTATGATGAAAAAAGTTGGCTCGTGACTCTGACTCGTTCCTTGCGAGAATACATTGAAGACAGCATAGATGATTATGTTCGCAATAATTTAAATCAACCAAGTGGATTAGATGTTTATGAAATTGTATTTGACTTTCCATCAGCTTCCGAGATGGAAAAGAAAATGCCGTTGAGCAAGTCGATAATTCACTTGATTGTAGATGACATAGACAATCAGAAACTAGGATTTGGTAGCGATGTTGTAAACTGGTATATCGTAGAAGATGAAAAGGAGGGTGTGTATGAAGAAGAAGCAGTATCCCATGTTGTGAATTTCGATGTTGGAATCTGGACAACAGATAAGACAGGAGGTTCTACTGCTCGACTAATGATCTATCAAATGCTTCATCACCTTTTTTATCGGCCAGCGGCACAGGAGGATCTAAAAGCCAAAACTCAGGGTGTTGATGTTATGCGATTTTCAGGTGGGAGGTTTATTCAGGAGACAATCAATGACATTACAGTTTTTCGTTTGATTGATTCAGAACTTATTGTCAAGATTTTCAGTCGTACAATTCTCAAGCCTTCGACGGAAGTTACTGGATTTGATCTAAATGGTGGAATTTTTGTTGATGATGAAGTAATCGTTGACACGGTACCCGAATAAAAGTAGGGGGTGAGTTAGATTTCTTCGCAGCTTTTTCCAGAGGTATTGGATGCGACTACACTTGGCCCGAAATTCAGTAGCCCGATCTATTTGCCTGTAGGAGCCGAGGGACAGGCAGATTCAGTGGGTGATGCTGAAGTCGGTGAAGTTGTCACAGTCAATCGACCTAGCGAAACGGATGATGCCTTCGGGCCGGATTCCTCTCTTGCTACATTGGTGAAATTTTTGATGGAGCGTGGAGTTTCGCCAATTACAGTTACAGCTTCGGCAAAAGGAATTGCTCCTGATCTTGCAGCGCGTCAGGCAGCATGGAGCTTGTTAGAATCTAATTCTCAGGTGCGAATTCGTCTAACCGATTCGCTTGTCCAGGCTGATCTTGATGCGTTGGCAGATTCCTGTGACAATGCTGCAAAGCTGAATTACAAGCAGTTTGCGATTGGTGGACTTGCTAGTGGGTCTACCAAGGCAGGAATTTCATCAGCGGCTCAGGCAATCAATCACAAGCGGTTTGTTCTTGTTGGCCCTGGAGTCTTTGATGAAAATGGGGATCTTCAGAGTGGAGCCTATGCGGCTGCTGCGGTAGCTTCTGAAGTTGCTCGAAATGCAGATCCAGCCGATGACTTGGATACCCTACTTCTACCTAACCTCACTGGAATTGAAAAGGATACAAATGGGAACCCATTATTTCGTCTTCGAGTCGTTGCTGGATCGGTTGTAAACGATTTCGAGGATTTGCTTCAGGATGGTGCATCACCACTTATGGCGGGTCGAAATGGTGGGGTTGCAATTTCGCATCTACGAATGACGTATACTGATGATGGTACGTTTGATGCGCTAATGACAAGAATCATCGTAGATCAGGTTTTTGTGCTCGTTCGTGACTATGCCTATGAATTTAACTATCTACGCAAAGGCAATACAGCTACAAATCGAGAGCTTTTGCGAAGCGGTGTTGAGGCGCTACTTGCAAGTCATTCGGATTGGATTCAGCCTCGTATTCAACCGGACGGGACAATTGGCTACAAGACGGCTGTGATCGCATCGTCTGACAACAAGCAGATGATTATTTCATACGAGGGCAATGTTGTTCGTAACACTCAGACAATTCTTGTGGCTGGAAATCTTGCTATCCCAGCATAATTCAGAAGGGAGGTAAACACATGCCGTTCTTGGAAGCATTGAGCGCAAAGGATTTTGGAGTCTTTGTAAACAATCAGGATTTCGTTGGTGTCCAAGATGCAACTGACGAAACTAGACAGGAAATTCAATGGCGAGGCATGTTTGGTGTAGATGGTCCTGCTATCCGCTCGATTCGACATGCTGATGAAGACACGTTCTCGTTTACAGCGATCATCCTCAAAGCTGGAGCAGTAAAGGGGCTCAACAAGAAGTCACAGTTGAAAAAGATGCGTGACTTTGAGGTAAAGATCAAGGATGGTTCTGAAATTACGACGTATCGAAACTGTAACTGGTCGCGTGTAGCTGTTCGGCGTACTCAAACGGAGGCTACGTTGGATTGCGACATCAGCATTCCTGGTTATACTGGCGAGGGTGAAATTGTTTCGTAAAATCGAGATAGAAAGAAACTACGTGAAGGCGAAGTAGTGAGCTAGTGTGGAATTGGAACAGGATTTCGTAAATATCAGTAGGGATATGCTGAAGTTAGTTGAGCGTGGTGTAGGTGCGCTTGAAAAACTGGCTTCAGAACCACAAGTTGAAATTGAAGCTGGGCCTCCTATTTGTCCTGAATGCGGAGTGTTTGATCCTGAAGTTGAAATTCAAGAATCTGCGTCCAAGGGCAAACTATCTGAATTTTGTATCAATGCAGTCTGCTCTGAATGTGGAACAGTAATCTATGGCGTGATTGAATCGTACTCAATGCATGCCAGCATTGAGTCCTTGAACGAGGAAATGGCAATCCGAAGGGCGGGTGCGAACAGTGGCAGAACGGACTCATGAGCTTTGGAAAGAACGACGTGCCGAAAGGATGCGTCTTGGTCAAGCGGTTTGTGAAATAGCTACTCTTCTGAGCGATCCTGAAATTAAGATTGCTCTTGTTCCAATTTCTGATGCTGAGCATCAAAATGCTATTGAAACTGCTGCTTCAGTGGACGTAGCAAACAACGAACATGGAATTCTACGGCGAGATAGAGCAATGCAAAATGCTGTAATCTTCGCTGCTGCCCGAGAGCATAGTGACTTGACCAAACCGTATTTCGAGAGGTATGAGGAAGTTCAAGAATTAGAGCATATCGATATCAACTACCTATGGGACATTTATAGTGAAATGGTGGCAAATTCATCGCCGTCGATTGATGGAATGTCTGAAGAAGAATTCGACGCTGTAAAAAAAGCATTGCGGGAGATGGATTGGAACGTGCTATCTGGCGCGTCATGGTTCGCTCTCAAACGCTTCCTTTCAACAATTACGCCGAGGCCACTCCTGGGCAAATCACCTGGGTATTCATCAACCAATCCATCGACGGTGACGAATACGCTGGAAACCTCTGCCACCGATGTCGCCCAAAGTTAGACCAAAAACAATGTGAAATGTGTGGTCAGATCCTTAGTGGGATTGAAGTAGTACCTGAGCATCTTCGAGATGAAGTTTGGAATCCTAGCGAGGATGATGAAATAGATGATGAGGTAGAAGTTGCTGATGCTGAAATTACTCTTGAACAAAGTGAAGATGGGCAGCTAAGAATTACGGACTGAAATGTCTGACATGAGAGATAAATTGTCTTGGGAATATCTAGCAGCGTTTTTAGATGCTGATGGGTCTATTTATTTCAATAAAACTCAAAGTAAGCGCCATGTTCGACTTAGATGGTATCAAAATGAAAATGATTCTTGGGTGCTCGTATTGATTTCAACCTTTTTAGACCAACATAACATCTCTCATAGCTTACGCGAAATAGCTGCAAAGAGCACAGGCAATATTCATTGTTCCGTTGAAGTTTTTAGGCACGAATCGACGAAGCGTGCGCTTGAACATTTGATTCCATTTCTTGTTGTGAAATTTTCAGTAGCGCAAGTGGCATTGCGTACTTTGAATGAAGTGCCTCACAACGGAGCATTTATGGATCAAAATGGAAAACGATCTAACTCATGCAAGTATGGGCATAGATTTACAGAACGAAATACATACACAAGCAAGTCTGGAGCTAGAGTTTGTCGTAAATGCGCTCGGGATCGAATGAGGATCTACAGAGCAAGGGGCGAGTAAAATTTCAGACATTACTAGACGCATAACAACTCTGTGGACTGCTCGTGGCGGAAATGTCACGGCAGTCATGGGTAACATTCGTGCGTCTATGTCAGGTGCTCGTCGTGAAAACGTCGAATATGGACGTAGTTTTGGTTATCTAAATTCACAACTTCGTGCATTTGCAACTACATGGCGATATGCTGTAGCTGGAACGGTTCTCTATGGCGCTTTCAGCCAGGTTCAAAAATTGTCTGAGATGCAAAGGCAACTTGGGTTGATTTCAGCTATTGGTATTGTCCAAGGGCCGCAAGGGAAGGGAATTGAACTTGTTGGAGATCGCCTTCAGAAATTAGGTGAAAAATCGAGGCAAACGGCTATAGATGTAATTCAGCCAATTTCAAATGTCAATGCTTCAATCATCAACCTTCTTTCTACTGTTAGCAATGTTCCGCAGAATGAAATCGTACCAATGGTGAGAGATATTGGACGAGCGGCACAATTGGCTCAGATCAATGCTGAAGATGCCACAAAAGCATTTACGACGATGAACGTCGCATTTGGAAAAGACATCAACTTGAGAAATGTTCATCGAACAGCGCAGGAATTCTTTATGCTTATTCGTCGTGCTCCTGGTGGAGCAGCGGCAGGGCCACAGATTATTACTCAGCTTGGGCAGCTAGCTCAGACCGCTCTTACGGCTCGAATTTCGCAACCGGATATGTTTGCAATGCTAACTTCCACTCTCCGGGCTGGAATTCCTCCATCTCAGGCTGGTCGTGGATTGCAGTTTCTATTTCAGACAATTGCCAATCCGAGTCTTCAAACCAAATCAGCGCAGGAGGCATTTCGTTCGATTGGAATTACGCCAACTGTTGTTAAGCAAATTGGTGGACGACGTGTTCTATCCCGTATCATTAGCGAGGTTCAACGTAGGGGTGGTATACGGCCCGCTCAAGGTACATTCCAAGGGTTGCAGACTAGACTTGGAGCATTGGAGGAGCAGCTTGGGGAAGAGGGTGAACTACCGCCTGGTTTGATTTCAGGCCCAGCATCTGAATTCGCTGGACGGTTATTTAGGCGGATTCATGCCTTTAGAACATTTGTGGCTCTGTATGTTCGTGCAACTCGTCAAGGAACATTTGATGATCCGAATTTGCGTCAGGAGATTGAAGCATTTGGTGAGGCTGAAAAGGATCATGTACGTCGGCTTGAAAACCTGAACCAAGCGTGGAAGAAATTTGAAACTGAAGCTACTTTGCCAAAAGCTGCTCAGGCGCTTTCGACATTGGGGCTTGACATTGCTACGGCATTTCAACCAATTATGAATTTTGCCGCTAGAAGAGTTGTCATTCCAGGTCAGAAGCGTATCCATTCCTTCTTGGCAGATCATGGTAACGAATTTATGTTTGGAACTATTGGGCTTCTTGCTGCTCTAGCTTCGCGTCGAGGAATTCGTGGAATGCTTGGTGCGGGAGGTAGAACAGCAGGTTTAGGGTTTGCGCTTAGAGATATTTCAGGTGAAAGAGATCCAACTACGGGTGAATTTATCCGAGGTAGTAGCCCAACTCATCCTCTTTATGTAACAGTGGTAAACACACTCTTTGGGCCTGGTGCTCGTGCTCCTACCCCTGTACCTATTCCTGGCCCACCAGGAGCGCCTGGACGCGCAGGAAGGTTTGGTCGTCTAGGTCGCTTGGGGAGAGCGGGACTTGGTATAGCTGGTGTTGTTACAGCTTATGAATTAGCGAAGGCAATAGCCCAAGATGAAAAAGATGATGCTGCGAAAACTCAACTTTTGGACTATCTAAATGAAAAAGTCGGTGGATTTGGTGGACGTACTCCACTTGGGTTTGCTATTCCTACAATTGGTGCGCATCGTCGTCGTCGAACACCAGCAGAACAGGCTATTTTTGATGCGCTCGAAAAGCACTATATTTCAAAAGAAGTTGCTGAACACCGTTTAAGAATGATAGCTTCTCCTGAACATCTTAGGAGTGCTCATGTTCAACGAATTCAAGTTGCGGGACAAGCAAAAGTGAATTTGGATATCAATGTAAAGCAACTTGATGGAACAATTCAGAAGAGGCGTGCTAGTATTCCAGTTCCACTGTATCCTGATTTCACAAATCCATTTCCTGTACGTAAGGCTCCTCAGACACGAGGGCAAGATGCTGGAAAGATTCCGAGGGGAACCTAAGTGGCGCTAGACAAGCAGCCTATCCCGCCTATTGTTCCAACCCCAATTACAATACTTGGGGTAACACCTGCGACCGCTGGATACAAAACGGATGGAGCAGCTTATGTAATTCCACTTGGTAGATTTCAAAGGCCACGATTTTATGTGATTGGCGGTTTGGAATTTGAATGGCCTGGTGGGACTGAAGGATTGATGCTCGCTGGGAACGCAACTCTGGCTGAGCATCTCTACATTGGGGATAATGTAGCTGAATTACAAGTCGTTCATCGAGCAAATGAACGAATTGAAATGTCTGGTCAGTTTCCGGGTCGAACTGGCGCAGCGAATGTACGTCTTCTTCGTGCGGTTCTGCGCGCTGTAGATCCTCCTGACCACAAACGATTAGAATTGCCTGGAATCTTGACTCAAGCGCAAAAGGTAATTGCTGAGTCATGGGAATTCACGCATGATAATGAGGGTCGAATTGGGTCATTTGATTATGCGATTACATTTAGGATTACCGGGCCTGGGGGATCAGTAGATCAGCCTCAGCTTCTAAGCACTCAAGCGCAACTTATTGATCCAATAACAGTAGGTCGTGGAGATCCAGCTAGAGTTTTCATAGTACGAGACAAACGACGTACTATACGTGCAATTGCGTTTGAAGTCTTCGGTAATCCGAATTTGTGGCGTCGTTTATATGATCTGAATATACGATTGCTGACTGATCTTTTGGGTGATCTCCCCTTGTCACAGATTCCAACTGTTGAGCTTCCTTTGGGTACGAAAGTTGAATTCTAATGGCGAAGACAGGGCTATCAGCAAAAGCCGCCGTCAAGATTCATGGGCAATCGACTACACGAGTGGTCAATGTCTTCAACGTGCTTGAATATGAAATTGATTCGGCGCTTGATACTGATGCTGATTCTTGGAGTATTTCTATTGGGGATTTCGACCATGACTTGATTGCTACGCTTTCCCGAGACATTGAAGTTGAAATGAACATTTTTGTGGTGGGGCAATCTTCTCTTGCTCCGCTTCATCGAGGCTTTGCTGATGAAATTGGATTGGATCAGGAAAGCAAACTCATTTTCACGGGGCGAGACATTACAGCCGTTGCTACTGATTCTCAAGCAAATCCTGAATCATGGAGTAATGTTCGACCTAGCGATATAGTTGCCAAACAGGCACGAGAGTTGAAAATTGGCGATAGATTGAAATTGTCGCCAACTAATCCATTTAAGCATCTTAATACTGATGGTAGTGAGTCATATTGGGAATTTTGGTATCGACTCTATCGCAAACGATCAAAATGGATGTGGGCTGAAGCCGATGGAACGATTTTTGCTGATTATCTGAATTATAACAATCCTGCGACATATTTCTTTGGCGAACCTCGTGATAGTCGAACGAGTCGATGGATCAAAGTTGAAACTGCGCTTTGGAAAAAGTCAACAACTTCTCGTATTGGAGAAGTTTTCATTTTTGGGCATCGTGGTGATACTCCGTTCATTGGTCAGGCGCAGGATACTTCTATTCAGCATTGGATCAAGAAGCCTAGAAAAATTCTTCAGGACTCTCATGCCTACAATCAAAATGAGGCTAGAATTTCAGCATTGGAAGAAATCTTTGAGTCTAAAGTAGGCGCGCTTGAATGGGTATTGATGATTGCTGATCCTGGTTTCATAGTTCGTCAGAATACAATGGCAGAAGTGAATTTACCGAGTATTGGGCTTCGGGGTCGATTTTTTGTTGTTGGTGCTCAAACCATTGGAGGTTCGCAGGGACTCTTTCAGGTCGTTAGGCTACGCGAACGTAATTTTGCCGCTTCAAAGCGCATTCCGCCCGATCCAGAGGCTCCTGAGAGCCCTATAGGTACCATAGCGAGTGGTCTAGGCTACCCTGGAACTCAGCTTGCCAATGAAGTCCGTTGGGCTGAGTGTTTTTCACGCGCAGCGTATAAACATCATGGGCCTTGGGATTTCAGTCTTTTTCTATCTGCGCTTATGGCAATCTCGTTTTGTGGTGAAGGTGGGAGGAATGTGCGAGAGGGTGGAAGCACAGAGTATTACACTCAACCATCGCCGCTTCTTGACCCTGAAGGATACAGACGGCATCATGAATTGTTCGCAAATGATCCTGGCACACCTGGGAATCCTTTTTTACGCGATGCTGGTGTAGGGCCAATGCAATTGACAACAAATTCATATAAAGTCGCGGCAGACAAAATCTACAATCCGAACATCGTAGATGAATTTGTTGGTGGTCGGTGGTGGCCTTGTGCGAACATCGAAGAAGGTGCAATCGTACTTCGTGAAAAGCTACAAGCCACAGGCGCAGAAACAAGACCTGACAATGATCCTGAATCTGGCAATATTTGGCTTGGAGTGAAGGCGTATAATGGTTCTGGCCCTGCTGCTGATACCTATTTGGCAAGAGTAAAAGCGTGTGCTTTGGATACTTATTTGCCCATAATTCAGGCAGGGCTTACTTCTGCTAGACAAGCTGAAAAACAACAGCCTGCATCGTCGGCGGTTTTCAAATGTGTAAATGCTCCATATCTAAGTTTTGAAAATCGAGTATCTTCACCGACTGATGGCCTCTATGCAATGATGTCGTGGTTAGAAGAAAACGCTGGGGTACAAGGAGATCCTTCTATCAATTATTCGGGGCATGGAAGTGGAGGAGGAATTTCATATCACTATTCAGGGCAAGCCATTGATATTGGGGATGCAACAAATTCAATTGATAATCTGATTCGAGCTTGGAACCTACTCTTCCCACTTCGTTTGAATTTGGCGCAATTGATTTGGGCTCCAACGTCAATAGCAGTTCAACAGCAAGCTCCAAATACTCCTGGTGGTTATTTCTGTGGAGTTTCAGGAGGGTATTCAGATCACACCGATCATATCCATGTGGCTTATACGGGAACCGCAGCACAATGGGCTGAAATCGTAGGTCGATTCTCAGTTAGTCAAAACATTCAACAACCATAACAATATGCCGCTAACGCAATCAGACTGGCATGAAATTCTGAACAAGATTGGCTCGATGATTGGGAAACGTGGAGAGTCTTTCGTTCAAGGCGTTGTAATCAAGCGCGATGAAGTGAACAAACTTGTGTGGCTTGCTGAATTTGCTGATACACCTATTCCAATCATTGGCTTTCATCATGAAGTTGAAATCTATGATGAGACACCAAAGGGAGCAACAACAACTCCAGTTGGCTTTCCTGCTGCATATCGGGTTAGAAAACAGAAATATATGGTGAAAACTATAGTGCCACAAGTAGGTGAAATGGTATTGGTGGCTCGTTATTTTGGTGTACGTCGGTTGCCGAAATGTTTGGGAGTAATTCAGAGCACTAACTACGTTGATCCAGGAGATGAATAAGTGTGTGCATAGATTGGGGTTATGTGGCTGGATTTTTTGATGGGGAAGGATATTGTAATTTTCATCCTGGTTTGGTAATTGTGTTCTATCAAAATGATAGACGACCGCTGGATGCCATAAAGAGCTTTTTAAAAAAATATGAAATCTCTAGTTGTTTATATCCTGTCATTCGAGTTAATTCAAAACGGCATCCAAACAAAGGATGGCGTCTCTGTATTTATGGAATTGAAAATGTTTATAGTTTTCTTTGGCATGTAAAAGATATTGTTATCGTAAAAGATGAAAATGTTTTAGCGATAATGGCTGAGATAGAGCGGCGCAGTCAGCTAGCTCGGGAAGGTAAGTTAAAACGATGGAATAATCATTATGCGGAGATTGGAGGCTGATTACAATTTGGGATATAGCTAGAGACGTTGCAACAGGAGATTTTGTCTTTTCGGGGAACCGCGATCTTCTTGGGGTTGGTGGAGCGCTTGTCACTCTTCAAAGGATTGATGCGCGTATCAAAATTCCTCGTGGTCAGTGGCTCTATGATGTTGACAAGGATTTAGGAAGTCGTCTGTATTTAGCAGAGCGCTATCCGATGCCGAGAACGCTTCGTGAAGCTGGTGAAATTATCCGTGAAGCTCTTGACCCAATGGTTGATATTGAAGTTGAGAGCGTACAGACTGAAGCTCTAACTCCAACGCAAGCTGTGGCTCATGTGAGATTTCGGATGATTGCTCTACCAGGTGAGGGTATTGCCAATATTTCACCTGAAAACGTGGCTGTGGCTAGAATTCCGCTTCCAAGTATTGCTGGATTCGGTGTGGACACTACTGACTAGGGGGTAAGATTGTGCCAATTGGGAGTGAAATTCTTTTCCGCTCAAGGGCTGAGATTGTTGAGCAACTCATTTCTGAAATGCAGAGTCTCGTCCCTGATGTTTATGTTGGGGAAGATGGCAACCTTCGGATGCTATTTGAAGTTCATGCGGGTGTGTCAGAGAGCGTCTTTCTAGCTCTGCAAATTCTAAGTGAGGATATGTTTGTTCAATCAGCTAGTCCAACTGCTCTTGACAAGTGGGGTGTTGAATTTGGTGTTGCTCGTAAACTCGGAACGATTGCAGAAGGGGAAGTAGTTTTCACAGGGGCCGGTGGGACTTACGTACCGATTGGAACACGAATTGCTCATAATCCGGGAGCCAATGCGCCTCTTCTGTATTTTGTGGTAACAGAAGATGGAACCATCCCTGCGCCGGGTATACCTACAGCACCGACAGCTACATTAGGTGCGGCTGGAAATATCAATGGGCTTATTGAATACGTGGTTACATTCATTACTGGCATGGGTGAGACGCTTCCTGGGCCGCCAAGCTCAGGAGTCGATGCTGTAAGTCAACAGATTTCAGTAGAGGATATTCCTCTTGGTGGAACAGGTACTATTGAGCGAAAACTTTATCGAGCTAAAGATGGTGGTCTATTTCAACTAGTGACGACCATCAACGACAACACCACAACAACGTATAATGACAACGTTGCTGATGGTAGCCTTGGGAGTTTTGCTCCGATTGTTTCAACAGCTGAACGAATTACGCTAGACGCTGAAGCTGAAACATATGGAACAGCGTACAATGTAGGGCCAAACGCAATCAGTGAGCTTATTGAAATTCCTGATGGAATCACAGATGTTTCTAATTCACAAGCATTTGCTGGTGGTACAGATCCAGAAACCACTAATTCATTTCGTGGGCATCTGCTTGGGGTAATTCGTAGTCCCGCAACTGGATCTCCCCAGGATTTGAAATCTTGGGCGGAATCAGTTAATGGTGTTGAGAGTGCCACAATTTTCCCAAACATGGACGTGGAAACCCCTACTGCGGGTCACACAACCGTTCGTATTTCAGGGCCAGGCGGTATTGTTCCGGATGTTGATGTGATTGCTGCGGTTTTGGAGGAATTAGAATCAAAGGATTTGGCGAATATTACAATTCATGTTACGACTTTTGATCCTCTTTCTACAAATGTGACCGTCGATATTGACATTAACTCTGAATTTACATCGAGCCAAGTTGTTCCAAATGTCGAAGCTGCAATTCGGGCGTATATCAATGCGCTAGAAGTTGGGGAAACATTGAAGATTGCTGGGATACTAGGATCAGTATTTCAGATTGCCGGCGTAGATGATGTACGAATGACTACGCCCACGACAAATCAAACTACAGGTTCAACTGAAAAGCGAATTCCTGGGATTATTAGTGTGACATAAATGAGAAATCAACCTGAGCTTCCAGCAGAACAGCCTTTTTCGGATCTGGAAAAGGTTTTTATTTCAGAGTCTCCTCCGGGACTCTGGCCTGAAAACCAAGATTCAAACTTTGGTGCGCTTCGGCGCGTTTTACTTGATCCTCTAAGCAACGCCATTGATGTCTCCAATGATTTGTTCGCTGAAGCCTTTGTGCCGTCGTCAGTTGGCTATCTTGGGCGATGGGAAAGTCAATATGGATTGCCTCAGAATCCAGATGCGCCAGTTTGGTTTCGTCGAGTACTCATCCTCAATCGCATGTTCAAAGGGCCATTTACGAAAACTAGGCGCAAACTCTTGGTTGAGGCATTTATTCGACAAACTTTTGGTGATCCAATTCAACTTCTACCGGCTGGTGTACCTCTTGTTTCCGAAGGTGTACCCTTGTTTGGGGAAATGGTTGATATTGGAGCATCCTATACGATTGTTGAATATGTCGAGTATTTCTACTATTCTGTTAGCGTCGATCCTGCAATCGACCTAGATCAAATCGGGCTTGAACGAGAGCTTCGATGGATTACACCTGCTGGAATTTCATTTGATATTATTCGTGGTGTCTATGCAGCAGCAAAGGTAACATGGGCTGAAATGCAAGTTCCAGAATCTTAGGGGGTGATTTGAATTCAGAGATTTAAGTCATTTGTAGCAACTGGCATTGCGCCTAACGGGCGGTTGTATGCTGGTGATCTAAATTTGATGCAGGATTTAGCTGCGGCACTTACGGATCTTGTCCAAGTTATTTCAACCGGATCATTGAAAGTCGGAGAAGATCAACTTCAGCTTTTGCGTTATGGTGCACTTGAAGCCCGTCTAACCGGGGCGTTACGTGTAGATGGCATCGTAAGGGCTCTAGGAGGCTTCTACGGGGGTGCCTTTACCACAGCACAAAGAGATGCCATTCCTTCGGGATCTCATCCCTACGGGCTTGTCATTCTAAACACCACAGTCAATACCTACCAATGGAATTCAGGATCAGATGCTACACCATCATGGACAAATCTAGGTGTTGCAGCGGGGTCAGTACCAGGACATCATATAACGCATGAGCCTGGTGGATCAGATACTCTTGATTGGACGAAATTCGTTCGGATTGGTGCGTATGGAACTATCGGATCGCCAGGAGGAAATAACACTGGAACTTGGTTTATTGCTACTGACCAGGCTAACACAATGTATTTCAGTAATGGAGTAAGTTGGATTCTTGTTTCAAAGGGCTCTCTTGCTACGGCTCAGACGCGATATACACTTTCTGAATGGCCTCCTGTTGCTCCGACTGATGGGATGCAGGTAATTCTCTTCATTGACAACGCGCATCAATGGCATTTCAAATATGATGCAGCTATTTCAGATGCCTACAAATGGATTTTTCTAGGAGGAAACCCTCTTCGGGAGAATAATACTTTTGTTGGCAATTCAGTTAATTCAACCTCATATGGAAACTTTACTAGTCCAACAACAATTCAGGCTCTTGTATCAGGTATTTGGGATATTCAATTTGGTTCGGCTCATATACATGGTGCTGGGCCGGATAGCGATGCGTGGTTAGGAGTAGCATATGATTCCGCTGGGCCGCGTGACAATGAAGCAATTAGAACACAAGATACGAAAGTAAAGAGTGGTTGGTTTGAATTAAATGGTATTGAAATTGTAAGTGGTTTTAATGTTACCATAAAAGGCAAGGTTGCAAATGCTAGCACTTCACTTCGGACTAATAATCAAAGATTGATTCTTGTTCCTGATAGAATTTCATAATTAAGGAAGGGCGGAAAAAATGTCAAAGGAAAAAGAAATTTCTGACTATGACCAACTAGAACATGATGAGCCTACTCCTGAACAAGATGAAAGTGAAGGCGATTCTGAAATTGTACCTCCCGATCTAAGGGAGGACAAAAATGATTGAGGTAACTCATTGCCGTACAATTACGGAAGGTATGATTGGCAATGATGTAATTGCCGTTAAGCGGGCGTTGTCAAGATGGAACCCCAAGGTTTATCCTTGGCAAAAATTCACCCCTGTTGCGGGGCCATTCCTTATGAACGTCGTGGTTGAATACAAGAGGCGTCATAAGCTAGGAAATCTAACTAGGGCTATTGGCCCAACAATGTACGAATCTCTGGAACGAGCAAGAACACCCAAAAATGAGCCTGCCTTTGACAAATTCGCAATCCAACTTATCAAGGATTTTTGCGAGAGTTTTACAAAAACCCCTGAGCAGAGAATTCGGGAAGCGATTGTCAATGCTGGTTTCTTTTGGTATCACCATCGTTCTGAAATTTCCTATAGCCAGGCTAGGCCATTTCAGAAGAAAAAGCCTCCGAGTATACCTTCGCGTTGGGATTGCTCAGCCTTTGTCACGAATTGTCATTATGCTGGTGGGGCTCCAGATCCAAACGGGAGAGGATATGATGGCCTAGGTTATACGGGTACTCTGAAAAACCAAGGAGTGAGGGTTGGCTCGGTCAATGATTTGATGCCAGGTGATTTGGTCTTCTATGGTTTTTCATCTGGAAAGCCCGGATTCAATCCTGGTGATCCGACCCATGTTGCGTTGTATGTTGGAAAGTTCAACGGAATTCCCTCAGTTCTTTCATTGGGTAGCTATCCAATGGGATTTTACAGGTACAACTATCGAAGCATCAACCAACGACGGCATTACAAGGTTACGTAATGTTTTCCTTACTGGCGCAGACAACAACTGATCCTCTCTTGGATTGGTTAAGTAGAGCAGGAGGGTTTGGA